TATAAGAGTCGGCAGAGCCGCCTTCATCTTTAATTGTGAAGGTTTGTCCGTCATCTAAATCAGCAGCACCTAAAAGAGTAATAGTGACATTAGTAGAAGCCGAAATACCTAGATAATAGTCATCAGGAGATAGAGTTGTATTACCGGTGACTACTCTTCGGTTCCGTGTTTCAATGCCGGCTGGTGCCGAAGACGTCAAGACAATATTATTTCCTGAATCCAGTGCCAAATATTTAGTAGTAAGCGCTGTGCCAGCAACTAAGCCAGTAACTGCTAGTCCTCCATTTATTTTAGTACCTCCGGCAACCTCCAACATCACAGAGGGTGTAGTTGTGCCAAGCCCTATGCGTCCACCGGAACTTGTTAAGATTAAATGACCACTGGCATTAGTGTAAGCATCAGAATAAATGTTAGAGCCTGCAAATCCCACTTGGCGTTCATATGAAAGACGCACTTGTGGAGTCGTACTCAGAACCTCGAACTTACGCTGAGGATCGTTCCGACCGATTCCCACGCGCTTGCTTACCTCACTGGAATAAAAGACCGTTGAAGCCGTAACTTCTCCACTCACAACTAAACTTGTTAATGTTCCCACTGATGTGACGGCAGTTTGAGCAGGCGTTGTGAGCGCCCCTGCGATAGAAGTTGCCGTCAGTGTTCCCACATCGCTAATATTTCCACCCGTTATCTTTGCCGTGCCATCGGTAAGAATACTACCAGTAATGCTACCGACAACTGATAGATCCCCTGTTATAATAGTGTCACCAACAACCTCTAATTCAGCCGAAGGAGTAGGTGTTCCGATTCCGACTTTACCGGCGGAGTCGATGGTCATTTGTTGAGCATTATTTGTCCAAAAATACATTGAATTTGCGTAATCTCCACCATGCCTATAGCCAATTCTTCCTATATCAGTATCGTCTGCATCTCCAAAGAAAATAATCCCGCCGGCGGCATCCAATAAAGTCACCGAAGCAACGTCACTATTTTCTACAATAATTCCATCCGCTTGTTGTCCGGCAACAGTAACGCTTCCAGCAGAGGAAGCCAGAACATGAAGTTTTCCTTCTGGATTAGCCGTTCCAATGCCGATTCTATTGTTCCCTGTGTCGAGAACCCATGTATTAGAATCAAAATTTAGTCCATTTGGAGCCGAGGCAGTGGCAGCATTAAAGGTTAATGTATCTGTTGATGAATCCCCAAATTCAATATTAGTTGCTGAAACGATAAATTCGGTCATTTTGGCATGAAACGTTCCTGTGACATAGAGATTTCCTCCAATTCTAGCATTCCCATTTACATCAAGCGTTTGAGTGGGAGATGCAGTTCCCACCCCCAATCTTCCTCCGCTGGCTGTTAGAACCTGATAACCGTTTGCATTGGTATAAATGTCGGAGTAAATGTTAGAACCTGCAAGTCCAACTTTCCGCTCATATGAAAGGCGCACTTGAGGGGTGGTGCTTAAAACTTCAAATTTTCTTTGTGGATCTGTTCTCCCGACACCGACACGTTGACTGGAGTCACTGCTATATAAGACACTCGAAGCCGTCATTTCTCCGGTGACCGATAATTTAGTAAGCGTACCAACAGAAGTAATGTTGGGTTGTGCTGCAGTGCTGAGAGTTCCCACATAATTATCGGAAGTGGTTGTTGTTGCGCCCGAAATTGTAGTAGCAGTAATAAGAACCGTAGAAGAACCTACGGTAACGGAATTAGCAAAAACACCATCCCACATTTCTACTTGACTACCTATATAAACGGAAGCAGAAATCCCGCATGAAGCCGTAAATTGCCCTGCCGTTGTGATTACATCATTGCAGTCACGCCCGAAGACTGCGTTGCCACTGACAAATAAATCCGATGATGCAGTAATAGCAGTGTGAGAAGGTTCAATATTTAAATCCCCATTACTCTTAACAGCAAACGTAGCATAGTTTGTTGAATCATAAGACAATTTAAGTTGATCATTAGTAGATAAAATTTCAAGTTTTGTATCCGGGTGTCGAACACCAATACCCACCTTAGATCCTTCATTATTTAACACTAACAAATTGGACGCAAAGTTAAAGCCGTTAGGCATGGTGCCTGTCGCAGCATTAAATTTAAGCGAATCAGTAGCTTGATTTCCAAAAGTTATTGCATTGGATGAAACAACAAATTCAGTAACGTTGGCGTGTAAAGTCCCTGTAACCTCGAGATTGCCAGCTACTCTCATATTCCCTTCGACATCCAACGACTTCTTAGGAGAGGATGTTCCAATACCAACTCTGCCGCCGGAGGCGGACATAATCAAATAACCCGAAGAATCTACTTTGAACTCACCACACAATAGCGGATCAGATAATGGAATTGCTTTCTGGGAAGTGAGGCGTAATTGGGTATTTGTAGAATAAATGTCAAGTTTTTGAGCCGGATCTGCGAGACCTATACCCACCTTATCCGTGGCAGCATCAATTTTAAACAAACTTGTGTCAACAGTTACATCTCCACTAACAGCAAGTTCAGTTAAAGTCCCTACTGATTGGATGGAAGGTTGAGCGGCTATTGTTAGTGTTCCTACTAAATTATCACCAATAATATCTGTGGCTCCCGAGATAGTAGTGGGTGTAATTACTACCGTTGAGTTTCCAATCGTTATGCCGTCGCTGGCAGTAAGTTGAGTAAACTGTCCTACAGAAGATGAAATGCCTACTGAAGCAGAAAGAGCGCCTGTTAAAGACATCAGAGACCCGTTAAAGAGCAAGTTGGCTTCTGCGTTAATTCCGCTCGCATCAATACTGGTAATTATACGGCGATCGCCAGGATTAGTGTATTCATCAATTAGGCCACTACCTCCTGGGAGTGCCGATGCGGTTAACACTACTTCATTATTCGCGTTAATGGCCAAATAATGTCCATAAGATCCTCCAGCGCCTGTTTTTAAACCAGAGATTTTAAGAGGTTTAGTGGAGGATGAGAGTAAAATGCTTCCGGTGAACACATGGGTGTCATCAGTGGAGTCACCAAATTTAGTATCTCCCGATGCGCTGAGATTGGTAACATGTTTATTTACGATGTTAACATTATATTGGTTAGCAGTAATGGAGCCTGAAACCAACAGCGAGCCAGTTAACTGAAGCGATCCACTCTGATCGCTGTAAATAAGGTTTCTGCTACCCGATAAACGTTGATTGACGGCCGTCTGGACCGAACCCGACGGACCATGGACCATTGAACCGACGACATAGGCCCAGCCAAATTCCGGCATTAGTCATCGATCCCCGGACCTGTTAGCGCGTACATTCTGTTTGTTGGAATGTTGGTTAATTCGGCGATGACCTCGAAGGTGACTTGGGCGCCCACACCTGTGAGATAAATTTCTTTTGTTTTCATTGGAAGTGAAATCGAGGTATTATAACCTTGAAGTTCTTGATAGTGTTTATTGGCGACGATGTTGGCACCATGTGGGCTGGATCCTGTGCTTAGCGTGTGAACTCGGAGTTTTCCTGTTGTTTGTGATGTGAAAGGACCGATGGTACCTGACACTATATCAAGATTCACTTCTTCAGTATAAAACATTTGCAAATTCTGGTTTGCAACGGCAGGATTCTCAACTGAACTAGAGAAGAAGCCAAACCCAGGGCCGGGACCTACGGAGCCAGGATCTTGCGGACCTTGGGGTAGAGAAATGTCGCCAAGAGTATCTCCCATGGTGAACCACGAAACTAAATTAGCTTTTTTAGGACTAGAATTGGGATTATAGAATTCTCCTGAATTATAAAATTCTGTTACATCAGCTTGTGAAAACCCTGTGTTCCAAATAGTTGCTTCATCGAATTCTGTATGTTCCCATCCACCCCCGCCATTCCAGCCAAGCCTCATGGCACTTATTGCTCCACCTTCTACTCCGGTGCCTTGAACTAATGCTGCGCCTCCTGCGGAGCCAGTTCCACCAATTCCATCAATATATAGAGCCGTAGTAGATCCACTTTGAGTAAAAACAAGCTGGTGCCATTTTTGATCGTCAGCCCAGAAAGAATTATTATCCATGGTTCCTATCGATCCCTGCGTTCCAAACATTCTTATACCGCGGTTGCCGTTTGGAGCCACTGCCGCGGGTATGAGACCGATTGACAACCCATTGCCCCAGCCAGCATTGGGATAGAAAAACATTGCAATGAATGCACCAGTGCCGCCATAATTGCCCATGAACCTAAACCAAAAAGACATGGTAACATCTCCATGGGATGCACCGCCCATTAAGGGAAGTTGAGGTGACCAATATAAGTTATAAGTGTTCGACAGCCATTGACCGTTGGAATTTTTTATCAATGCAGCATTATTCGGAGGAGATGGTATCCTTATCGTTACATTCTTTGTAACATAAGGAAACTCAATTTTAACTTCTTCTCCTACATTGACGGAACGCCGTGTAACAAAGGGTTGCCCCGAAACTACATAGGAGCCGGCATTGCGTAAACCCACTCCGTAGACATTAGATACTTGTTGTTTTAAAGCCATCGATCATTCTCCTTTACTCACTGATGCCCGAGCCTGTTAAAACATACATTCGTTCATGGGGAATGTTCGTCAGACTCGCATAAAGCTTCCAAAGTACATCTCCGCTCACTGCCGAAAGATAAACTGTTTTACATTTCAATGTAAGAGTGATAGAGTCTCTCCACCCTAGCTCGGAATAACACCCATTAGCAGGATAATTAGTCATGGAGCCCGTAGAGGCAAAAGTTATTCTCAATTTACTAGCAGGATCTGCGGAATAATTCCATACAGTCAAAGACTTCGTAACGGTTGGAAAATTTACTGCGATTTCTGTAAATGGTTCTGTCCCTACCTGTGGAATCTTGTTGGCCGGAGATGCTCCGGTCAAAAACGACCCAGTGATAAAGGGGCGGCCAGCTACTTGGTAAGACCCTACATTTTGTAAGCCTACACCATAGACATTAGATACTTGTTGTTTCAAAGCCATTAGCTAACTCCTTCTAAGCCATCAAATGAATACAACCGCCCTACGGGAATGTTTGTCAATTCCGCGTAAACGGTTACGTCATTTACTATAGTTGCATCAGCAGGAGAAACAAATACAGTTTTACATTTTACATCCAAATCCAAAGATCCCCCTGCCGGTAGATAGAGCCAATTTCCCGAACCTGAGGCAGAGTTGGTAAATCCGTGGTCTGATGCTTCGGCATCCAAAAACGGAGCAAAACTTACCATGGCTGAATTGGCTGCGTCATTGTTGGTAATAATTACGCGTTTCGACACATAAGGGAACGAAAAAGTAGAAAAAATTACTGAACCTATATCCGGGCCCGTGGTAGAACCACTCAAATAGGGTTGACCTGCAGCCAAATAAGACCCGACATTGTTTAGTCCTACACCATAGACATTGGGTACTTGTTGTTTTAACGCCATTTTGTAACTCCTTCCTCATAACTAGTATTTTTATTTAATTTTATCTCCGCTGGCTCTTGCGAAGTTCTTTTTTCTGCCGTGCAATGGCTCGTTTTTTAGCCAATCGTCTTTTAACTGAAGGCTTCAGATATCTCTTCTTTTCTTTAAACTCATCAAGGATCCCCATTTTTTTGCACTTTTTTATAAATCTTTTGATAAAGCGATTGGGGTCCTCATTCTTGCGAGGCCTTTCTATGTGGTTGATGGCCATTTAATTTCCTGCCAGCTTTTTCCAGATGCCTGTTGTTCCAAATGCTGAAATATCCACGCCGGCATCGTTCGGAGCGACACCATCCAAGGCCTTGGCCCCATGAGGAGTAGAAGTACTAGCTCCTCTACTGGACATCGGAGTCGTTCCTTCGAAAAGATCCACTCCATTATATGCATCTTTTCCGATTGCATCAAGCATTTTTTTCTTTTGTTCTTTCAATAGTTGTGATCTTCGTTGTTGGGCTTCTTGGTTTGTCTCAAACCTTTGAGGTGTCTTGGTTTCATGGACTACCTGTTGGGTTGATGTCCCCTTAAGCACTTCGGAAATAATTGTCGAGAGAGTTCCATCCTCGAAGATAACTTCCTTGATGCACTCTTTGATTAATGGTTTGAGAATTTTTTTAAGTTCTGCTCTTTTCATTATTTCTTAACATCCTTTGGAGAGGGGTCATCAAAGTTGATTGCGCCTTTCTTGAGCAATTGATTGACTTTGCCTTGCGTACCCTTGCCACCAGTAAAGTCCGCTTGAGGCATTCCCGCCTCCCGGTCAAACTTACCAGGGTTTTTTTGAATGTTTTTGAGATTTTGAACAAAATACTTAGCAGCTAAATTCTTATCTGGTTTGGGTATTTTTTCAGCCTTTACTAATAGCTGTAATACATCATCAGTTATAGTTTTAACAACATACTTATAAACTGCTTCGGGTGTAGCCTTCATCAAATCGGGGCCGCCCAAGGGTTTTGTCTTTAAATCTCCTGTATAACCAGCAATTGCTAGTTGTGTTGCCTTGAGAGCCCCTTCCACATTTCCAAGAGCGGCACCAGAAATATCATCGACAAGCATCATACCTTGTGGGTTTGTCATCATAACTTGAGACCACCGATGGTGACCGTCAAGAATGTATTTACCGTCATAGATTAAAATAGCAGATCCTCCGCCAGGTCCAAGTTTTATTGGCTTTCCGAACAATACCGTCTCGGTCGAGTCATAAGCATTAGTGACCTGATCCTTGAGACTGTTAAAAAACCCAATATCTTTTTGAGTTGGTATTAGCTTCGCAGCCATCACCGTAGCACCAGTACTGGTTGTAATAGCTTCGTCCCCGGGGCCAGCAGCATCTGTTTGTCCAGCTAAAGCTATTGACCGGACCGCAGGATTTCCGGACATCTTCTTCAAATTAGCCACATATTGGGGCAGCGGCAAATCCTTAATGGCTAAAAACTTCTTGATAAAAGGAAGATCCGCCTTTTTAAGTTCATTTAGTTGTTCCTTTTCCTTGTCTGCTTCTTTAAGAAACCTTCTAAAGTTCTCGAATAGTTTATGTTGTTTTTTATAACTGCTATATTTCATTTGTTAGTCTCCTAATATCTTCTTAAATAGATCATTAATGCTGTTTTCTTTGACCTCGCGTAAGCGAGTAGAAAGATTAGATTGTCCCTTGGGGGACACATAAGCATTGGGTGTCGAAGGTTCTGACACCATGTCAAAACAAATCAATTGGAAATCGTTTTCGACTGTCACGGTTCCATTAGCTCCCTCTGTAACAGAGCCAAGTCCTCGAGAAGAAACTCCTAGTTTAATACCAGCGTTTACAAGATCTTTGAGGATGCGACCGGAAGGTGTATCTAGTACTTTAATTTTTCCCATCACATCCTTGCCTTCCCACCATATGTCGGTGACAATATGTGATACATTTTTAAGATTTACAACAGAATCGTCAGGATGATCTAATTCCCCACAAGCCCTGTTATCTTTGACCACTTTCATATAATTACCGATTTCTCTCTTAAGAACCTCATCGGGATAAACACGGCCATTACCATTTTGAGTGTCTGCTGTTTGAAGTCGTCCAGATAAATACAACTGGCCATTCGCCATCTCTTTTTTTTCACGTTCAGTTAAAAGATCTTGGCAAATGCCACCTTCGCACAGGGCATAAAACTCTCGCAATAATTTTTTTTTCATTTCTTTCCTCGAAAATCAGAAGTGCCGGCGCCACCGGCGCGATTCACTTGCCGCTGCAACAGCGACGAACAGTGGGAATCATCCATCGTTTAATCGTCAACATAATCACCTCCTGATCTCGACGATACTCTCACACCAAAGTCATTGACAATCATCGAGAGCAAATAAGTCGTTCCGCTACCCAAACAGGATAAACAGAACATATTCCCTAAAGAATATTCAAACGTAAATAGTTCTGTATAGGCGTTTATGCCAAATAAAAAGCCACCAGCCCAGAAGCCCATGCATAACGGACAGTGAAAAAGCCACGTCCATTTCTTGTCTGGGTGTAATATCGGACGAATGTCATTAAAGATCGAACCATGGATTAGAATAAATGTTAATCCATAGGTAGTTAAAATAAAATAAAGTAAATCCATTAAGCCTCTGGTGGGTTAAATCTAATAAGCAAAGCGTCCATAAAGATAAGGAGCAAAGATGGTCTGAGGGTCAATTGATCCTTTTCTTGCGTCTTGCGACACCTTGCCGAGGGGCGTTGATTCTGCATTATCCGGATCAATCAACGCATCATCTTCCATTTCCTCATATGCGGTAACTCCTCGCATGTATGGTTCTTCGGTTTTCATCCACTCTGCTATGTTCAAAATGGTAGACTTGATAGGATCATAACTTTCAGAGGACATAATCTGTCCTTCTAAAGATCCATAGACATTTCCTCCCTGGATGGAATCATATTCTATGATTCCATGACGTCTTAAATATTCAAGGAGGCGGGATTCTGCTCCATAAACCACGTCAGAGAGAATATCCTTTGCAAAAGTTACAACTTTGTTGTTTTTGGGTTGCACAATGATGTCTATATCTTTATGATCTAAGATCATTAAATCTCCGTTTAAGGCTGATCGTAATTTTAATTGGAATTCTAGAGTTTCTTTTTCCTCGCCTTTAAATTCAACGGTTAAATCTGGTTGTTTTACTTCTGGGGCTGGATCGCCAATGGTGACATTAAGTGGCATTTTTTGAAACCTCCGCAATTAAGTCTTGAATATAGAAAATCTCCTCAACCATTTGCTGATTTATTGGAGTTTGTGAGTAGTTGTCCAGCTTTAGCTTAACTTTTTTAAAATTTTCCTTATTAGCAGTGGTGGACCCTTCTGAAAGGTGCAACAGCACGACGTTCTTGAGGCGTCCAATCTCCTCATTTAAAAAACTTTTTAAACCAACTCCGTTGTCGGAGAAAGAAACAATGTAATTTGTTAGCAGATCTTTTTGTTCTGTTCTCAAAGTTCTTTCATAGGTCTCATTGAATTTATTTACAAAGGTTCTATATTCAAGATTATCGAGATGTTTCATTTCTGTTAGAAGTTTATCTGCTCTACTCAAATACTTAACAAGGTTACTCTCCAACATAATTCGCTTCTTTGCTCCGAGTTTTTGGTTCTGAAAATAAAGACCAACTGATGCGATGTCTTTATAGTTAGGGATAAAGTTAGAAAATACATTATGTCCCAATTTTTGGTTCATAACATTGATCAATTTTGTTTGAGAGTTAAAGATTTTCTTTCTATTCAGTCCATAAAAATCTTTCTTACTTTCCTCAAGTAAACGACGAGAGAAGGATTCGTTGAGCGATTTGCTGTCAAGTAAAGAATTGTAAAGGTTTAATTCTTTTCGTAACTCACTGTTTTTATTGAAGAATTCTTTTATAACTTTCTTCGTAATAAATTGTCTTTTTTTGTCTTCTCGAACGATTGCTTTTGTTAGTTCTTTTATCAGGCATTCGTAAAGAAAAGCGGTATTTCTTTTCTTATTATGTTTCATCTTCGTTTACCTTTTTTAATGATTCGATCAACGATTTGATTTCAAAATCAGTACTAAATAGTTGATGCTCGGCTAAAATATCCGATTTGTTCTCTTGGTAGATTCCTTTACCTAGGTTCTTAAGAGAATCAGCGCCCTCATAGCCTGGAAAGGTCGTTCTTGCAGTGCTTCCTGGGATCTCTCCTCCAAAAGCTTTTGTCTTTTGCTGCTTACGGAAGCCGCCTTTTCTGTATGTCTTGGTATCATCTCGTTTATATTTACCTCGAGGTCGAGCGTTGTCGTCCCGTTTAGCTGGAGGTTCAGCCAGCAAGACTTCTTCCTCTTCTTCGCCGCCACCGAGGTCGTCACCTCCAAGGTCGTCACCTCCAAGGTCGTCACCTCCAAGGTCATCACCGAGATCCATATCTCCTCCAAGGTCTCCTCCTAAGTCACCCCCTAGGTCTCCTCCTTCTCCAGGAGGCTGCCCAACGGCTTCGAGTTTGGCTGCGAACTTTTTATCAAAGAACATTTCCCGCTGCATGCGAATATATTCATCTTCGGATAGCCCCAATAAATGTTCAGCCACCCAGCGGTGAGAGAAATAGCCTTCGGTAGCACCAGCAGCAATGTCAAACTTGGTTTTCCAATGTTCAAGCTCTTGCATTTCGGCAATTTTGCTTGGATTATTAAGAGATAACTTAAAAGAAAGCAGGTCGTCCCCGCGGAACCCTAACGTAAATAAATGAATAATGCCAACCTTTTCAAGTTCTGCCACCACAACTCTCTGTAGTCGTTGGATAGTACGTGCAAAACGAATGTCTTTTTGTGCAAGCGTTGTTTTGTCTTCTCCTCCATCTTCTCCCATTGCTAGATAGGCTTGGGGGACTTTTAAAGCAGAAAATAGTTTGTCTCGTAGATATTTAACATCTTCAATAGCAGCAGTAAAGGTACCTCCCGCAAGATTAGTAATGTCTGTAGAAGAGGCTCCTCCTCGAATAGGAATATAATAATCTTCCTCAATAGACAGAGGGTTGTACCGCAGATCCACACGCCCAGTGGAAGGGTCAACCACTTGATGTCGTTTCATTTGGGTCATAACTTTTTGCATGTATTGTTCCACATCTTGTGGGGGTATACCTCCAACATCAATCTTAAAGACTCTCCTATCTGTTGCTCTTATTACTCTATAGGCCATCATTGCATCTTCTAGAAGAACAAGTTGTCTCCAAATACGCCTCGCAGGCTCCAGAACCGAAGTGCCATAGGGAGCATATTTATCATTCCCTAATATACGAAAATGAGCAATTTGCCAATTTTCGAAAGTAAGCCCCCCGGAGTTCCATTGAAATTGAATATAATTGGGGTTAGTTGGATCTTCTCCTTCGAGTCTTTCGACCTCTTGAGGAGGCAGCCCAATGCAATTTCTAATTCCCATATGCTCATCCAGATCTAAATACAAAAAGAAGTCGCCATATTTACACATAGTTCGAGCCCAACCAAAAAGATTCGAATTGACATTAAGAAGATCATAGTACAGAGAATGTAACATATATTTGATTTCTTCATTAGAACACTTGATATTAAGCATTGGAGTAAGGGAAGAATGAGTGGTCATTTCATCTGCATAGATATCGAGAGAGGAAGCGATCTCTGGAGTATATTCCATTTGGTCAAAATCTATGTAACGCTCAGAACGATTCCTATTGGTAATCATATTCAAAGCCATAATATTCATAGGATTATATTCGGTCTTTTTAAATTGTAATCCCGATGTAGATTGGAACTGTGACCCAAACCGATCTAACTGTCTTCTTCTCAATTGACGACCTGTTTGAGATCTTCTCTTCACAATAGGACCAGAGAATATTTTAGTCAAAGCTTTGAATAAGTTATTCTGGTTGTTGTTGGGGTTTCTTTCATTCTTGGCCATATTTTATCCTTTATAAATCCACAGAAAATCTTTTCTTTTAGTTAATTCTTCATCGTGCTTTTGTTCAAAAGTTTCTTTATATCCTTCTTGTCCTTTTATGCGAGTCTCGAAAATTTGAGTAGATTTCATAATTCCACCCAACATTGCTTTCTTGTATTCAAGTTCCCGTTGGTTCTCTTGCAGAGCAGTGTCTCGGACCCAGCATGCGATTGCCAAAGACATGACGAGATCATCATTATAAGAACGCATAGCTTGAGGCTTACCATTATACCAAATAAAAGTTTTAAATTCATGAAATAACCGTGTGGAATTTAACTTAATTAGTTTGTTTCGTACGTACTCTTCCAACTTAGCCACAATTAATGGCCGCGTTTTAGTACTTGTAGTGAAACCCATAATGGCTCGGTCATTAGTTTCTGCCATTACAGAATCTATAAATTCGTGAGTAGACTTTATAGAATAATAAATAGTAGGATATCCCAGATCATTAAGTTTTTCAAGAACAGAAATTCCAATTCCATTATTTTCTACGACCAGAAGACAGCTTCCATATTCCTTGCCACCCTCATTTAAAATGTTGGCGTAAAGATCTAAATTGGGCTTGCCCTGATATTCAGCAACGACTTCCATTGTATCCAATCTTATAATGTGAAATACAGAAAAATCAGCCCCATCTCCACGAGCCACATCAGCTACAAGAACGTAAGACGCTCCTTCTTGATACTTTTCCCAAATCCAGAAGTTTCGATCGTAGCCTGTTTTATATAAAGGATCTTTCAAATTTTCAAATAACCATTGCATATCATCGGGATGAATCACGGTTTCACCTGACGTGTTAAAGTTGCACTCTAACTCTTGAGCAATTTGTCGTCTAGACATATTTTTGGTTTCTTTCACAAACCAATTTTGATCTCTTTCGGGATGGACATCCCACGGCAAAACAATAGAGTGAAAATCGTTCTCGTCTGACTCGGAATCAACGTAAGTCTTGTGGAACCAATTACCAACGCCCTTGGGCGTCGATAAGGCTATGCAGCGCCCTCCTGTTGACAAAGTAGGGTAAAGACCCGTCCACAACTCTTCGAGGCCTTCTACGTGTGCTGCCTCGTCTATAACGAGCAGTGATAAAGCTTCCGATCTACCGGCATCGCCAGAAGTGGTTCCTGCTTTGATCTGGGATCCATTCGATAATTCGAATGAAGTTTTGTTGTCCGTGACGATTCTTGAAATTTTGATCCAGTCAGGGAGATGCTTCATGATTGATTTAACTTTTCTCACTAAGTTGGCTGCTGTTCCAAATTTGGTAGCAATAACAAGAATGTTCTTGTCTCGGTGAAAAAGCATAAACCAGACAATGTATCCCGCTGAAATTGTGGAGATACCTAATTGTCTGGCTTTTAGTATAATATTAAATCGATAATCATTAAAGTCCTTAAGGAGGGCCTTCTGATAATCGAAGGTTTTAAAAGGAATCAACCCACGCAAAGGGTGGGAGATCATGCAATAGTTGTCAATAAAGAATTGTGGATCCTTTCCGCATTTCACAATCTCTGTTACAATCTCTTGTTTGGAGAGCTTAAAAGCCATTCAATCTCTACTTTTTCTTTTTAGGAGGTGTCTTGGGTGCTACCTTTGCTTCTCTGACGACATTTTGGAGTTCTTCTCGGATAATCGCCTTTAGTTGTTCTTTGGTAAGTTTCATTTGTCATTCGCTCCTTTTTTATAAGTGACATTCTGAGGACGTTTGGTTGAATGCTGAGCCAAGAATTTTTTAATGACATCGTTTTCCGTGTCTCGAGATGGCTCAAGAATAGGAACAGCGTCCACTCCTGAAATTTTGTAATATTGATGTGCTTTGACAAATGATCGAACTCGAGAAAGAGATATAAAATTAATGATAGGCTCACCTTGCTTTGAAAGAGTGACACCTTTGCCGGTTATTTTCTTATATTCTTTCTGCAGGAATTTTTTAACTTCATTAAGCATTCTTTCCACTTCTTGTTCAAATTTTGGATCTGTGGCATCTTTCAACCGTACATCTGATTGATAAGTAATACAAATGGTATTGGCTGAAAATCTTACAGCAAAGC